GGGCATTTATAGCACTTATAATTTCTTCTGTAGTTACCTCATTATCTGCTCTAATTTGCTCTACGACATCACTAAACATTTCTTCAGTAATGCCGGGAGGGTTTTCTTCTGTTTCTTCTTCTTCTGTTCCTGTTGTTTCTGTGGTTTCTTCTTCTTCCTCTGCGCCTGTCTCTGTAGTTTCTTCGACAGTTGTTGTAGTGTCCTCAAGTTCTGAGTCTGTTTCGTCTACAGTGCTTTCGTTGGGGTCTACTACTTCTTCCTCTTCTGTTTCTATGCCTTGTTGATACCTGTCTAATTCAGCCTGTAATGCGTCCGCTTCTTCGTTGTTTCCTGCTTGTCTAGCGGCTTCAATAGCTTCGGTTAGCTGTGCGATTATAGAGCCATCAGCGCTTTCAAAATTTAAATCTCCAGACACAGTCGCGCCTAAAGAACCTGAACCTGAGCCGCCTTCTTGTGACATGCCTAAAGCATTAATAACAGCTTGAGCAGTTCCTGATTCTTCAAAAACATCAGTTAAATCTTGAAAAAAATCAGAAAGGTCTCTAGTTATTTCAGCTACTACGGGGCTTCCAAAAAGTCCTTCTGCTGCTTGGAAAAATGCTTCATATCCAATAGTATTTCCGCTAGGCAGGACTACGGCATATCCACCGCCTTCCGCTAAGATCAAAGGAAACTCTTGTCCATCAGCAAGCTGTACAGTGTCCTGAGTAAGGCTTCCTAGACTTTCTTGAATGTTTTCTAATATTCCAGAATCTAACAGTTGATTTACTAATTCAGTTTGCAAACCAGCAGTAAGAGCAGATTCTAATGCCTGTCCAAAATCTACTTCTCCTGTCATAGCCAGTTGAGTAGCACTGCTCATTATACCGGCAGAAGTAGCAGCAGCAGCCGTTGCTCCCATTGACGGAGCTAAAAACCCAGATAAAGCGTTTCCACCGTAAAAATTTAAAGCAAGAACAGCTGCCATTTTAAAGGCGTCACCTAAATCAAACCCGTCGCTAAGTTCGACCATTTTAACAGGAAAAGAGCCATTCCAGTGGTACTCGTCACCATCAGAATTATACGTTATAAGTTGAACATTGTAGTCCGTGAGTAGTTGTTGGTAATTAGCGTCTCTATCGAACAAACTAAAAGAACTTTTATGCTCACTGGTTCTCCAACTTCGGTAATCATCCCGAAGATCCTCATCACCATACTGGTCACTATCATCTGGATCGTCCGTTTCGTTACGCCTGTCGTTTTCTCTTTGTCGTAAATCTTGAGGGGAATAAGTAAAGTCTTTCCACTCTTCGTAGTTATATGTTTCCCACCAGTTATAAGTATCTGGGTCTGACTGTTGTAATTCGTACAGACTGTCCATGTACCCAATAAAGTTCTGGACGGACCCAAAAGTATTATCGTATTGTCCTTTAGAGTTGTAGAGACTTCTTAGTCCTGCGTGACCCGTGGCTGTTTTTACTTCCGTAACACTTGATACAGGTCTTTCTTGTCCTTCATCAAGATCTCTAGCAGAAACGTATACGTACTCGCGCTGGCCTGTTTCTTCTTCTCGTGCTGCTCTTTCGGCCCTTTCTTCGGCTATTCTAGCTTCGTATCTTTCTTGTACTTCTTGAAGTCTTAGTTGCTCAGCTTCTTCCATTAGTTCAACACGATCAATACCAGTTTCACCACCATCAGAAGTTTCAGGATCAACGGAGCCTACAGGATCTGTAGAGTAAACATTTTCGTCACCCTTAGAATTACCCGTAACAGTACCTTCAGGATTAATTCCAGTTGTAGTAGAAGCATCAGAAGTAGTACCAGAAGCAGGCGACGTAAGCATACCGCCATCAGTGCTAACAGGCTGAGTTGTCACAGTTCCGCCATTAGCCCTTACATAATTGTCGGCTTCTCTTAAGGTAGCAAATTCTTGTGTACCTACGTAATATGCCATTTACTTTTCCCTCGAAACGCCCTTGGTTTTTTCATAAGAGCGCATAGCGCCAAGACCAAGCATACCCATTAGTACAGGCATCATAGTCTCTAGGTCAATCAGTGGTATAGTAACTTCAATAGCCAACAGAGCTAGTACAAAATTAGTGAAAGGTATGACCATAAAATTACCAGTCATACCTAAGACACAGCACCAGCCAACAGCAGGTCTCCATCCAGAGACAAACAAGGACTTGTGTGCTGCTTCTACTTTGTTAACCTCTAGCTGTGCCTTAGCAAGCTCCTGAGCGTGTCTCTGAGCCATTGTAGCAACTTCATGGGCCAGCCTAGCCTTCTGGTCCTTGTCCTGTACAAACTTGTCTAGAAGCCCTGTAACAGGCCCTATGAGCGACTCAATCATCTAGCAAACTCCAAGATAGCAATAGCCATAGTGACGATAACAGCAATAGAAGCAAAACCGCTTGTCATCATCTTTTCTAGTTTGTCAAAGCGTTGGTTATGTGCGTCCAGTTGCATCTGAATCATTTCATAACGAATACTACACTCACGCTCATGAGCTTCTAACCGACTTATTGCTTGCTCTAGGTCTGACATGACTATTCCTTATTATTTTGCTCGACAGTTACCTGAGCGTCTAGTTTACCAATTTCTACTTCTAGTCTGTTTAGCTGCCTGCGTAACTCGTGTATTTCTACGTTGCGTTCTTCCAGAGCCATGATCTTAGCGTTCTGTATTAGATCGTCTGGTAACGCACCACGTAGACCTAGAGGCCATTCACGAACAAACGCAGAGTTTTCCTGTATGTTCATGTCCTGTATTTCTTGGCTGTGTTCAACCGTAGTAATACGAGTGTCTAGCGTTACGTAAGCAGTAGTAGCCATAACGATGCCAGCACCAAGAGCAACTAAGTTCCTTAGCGGTATAGCGACCTTGGTGTTGTCATCAATCTCAGGCATTACCAAGGCATACCGTCAGCAGATACAGGATTCTTTTGTCCTTCAATATTTGCTGTTAGTGCCGCTTCAGTGTCAGCTTGGTTTACTGATTCCCAAACCCAACCCATAACAACTTCTTCTGTCAGGTCATCGTAAGCAACAAAGTCATCAGCAGAAGCGTCAGGTGTAAAACCTACAGTGCCGTATGCAGAGGCAGAGTAGGTCACAGCGTCGTCGCCAGTACCAACAGTTTCTTCTGCGGTTACTCTCCAATGGACGACAAAAACGCCGCCTGTATCTAAGTATCTTTCAGTGTTGGCGATAGACCAATTAAATGTAGCCATTGTTTAGCTCCTAAGTTTCCAAGGTAATGCCGACTCATGAATTAAAACAGACTGTCTATGCTTCGGCATTGGTGCATCTACAATCTTGTTTGTTTTAGACAGGTTGTACTCAGCAGACGTAACCATCAAATTCCAAGGTACGTGAAGACCACAAACGTCTTTGCCTTTAAGTGGGACTACATGGTCAACATGAATTTCTGTTTGATGTTGCTTTTTTAAATCCCTCGACAGCTTGTATATATCATCTATCTGCTTACACACTTCTGACACATCTCTAAGACAACTGGCTTGTCTGTATCTGTAACCTCTTACTGGATTGTGTTTTGCGTTAGACACTTTCCTATGTGCCGTACTGCAATCTACGCACGAGTTATTGCAAACATACCGCAAACCGCTATGGCCTTTTTTGCACTTAACTCCTTGATAGAATTTCTCGCCGTTTGCCTTGGCTTTTTTTCTATCTTCGTTTCTCCAGCCTCTTGTTTTTTCATAACCGCACTGACAACAACCTTGACCTTTTAGGTGCATTCTTGGCGTTTGCTCAAACTTACCGTGCTTTTTGCAGGTAATCGTTATGTGCTTTCCATGGTGCTTATAAACTACATCAGAGTAGTCATAGCGGTCGCCATGTACAGCAACTGCTTTTTCGACAAACTCCTTAGTTGTATAAGTCTTAAACAGCATTAGTTACTTTCCAACTCCGCCACTCTGGCACGTAGTGATTGAATTTCTTTTAACATCATAGGCACTAGCTTTGAGTAGTCTACGCCCATCATGTCGTCTGAGTCAGCGTCTCCAGTAACTGCCTCTGGTGCAACGCTCTGTAGCTCCTGAGCAACCATGCCGTACTTCTGGTGTGACCCGTCAGCCTTCCAGTCAAACGAACGTACTTGAATAGCGTCAATGTCGTCAGAAGCAGAAGGTGCGTCTACGATGTTGTCCTTGAGGCGTTGGTCTGAAGAGGTGTTGTAGGAAGTAGCAGAAGACGTAACGCTAATACTACCGACTGTTGTGCCGTCTTTGTTAAATTTAACAATATCGCCGTCATTGCCAATTCTGTTGAAATAGCCTGATGGTGCTTGATTTGCGCCTAAGCCAATAAAGCCTGTAGGAGATAAACGTATGCCAGCATCACTAGCTGTGCCTGAGTTGTCTGGAGCAGATGCCCCGCTTGCACTAGTAGTCCCAACCAACAAGTTGCCGCTTGTATCTATGCGCATGCGTTCTGTGCCAGCATCTGTAAAAGTTACTGCACCAGATGACCCATAATAAAAATCTAGCCCTCCACCATTAGACTGAATTCTAAAGTTGCTACCTGTCGCAGTTCCAGTATTGTATAAAAAGCCAATAGCACTACCGCGAACGATTCGCATTGCAGTCCCATCGTAATCAATATGTAAAGGACTTGCAGGACTCGTAGTACCAATCCCGACATTCCCGCTTGAGTCGATACGCATGCGTTCTGCGGGAGAAGTAGTGCCAGTTATAAACTGAATGGTTGAGGCTCCACTATTGGCAGAAGCCAGCTTCAAATCAGATTTATTAGTTGCAAAAATTCTAGGGTTAGCGGCTTCTGTTGTACTGTCTGCAAAAGCAATTTGTCCACCATCAGAGCCAGTAGAAACTTGAAGAACACGCCTACTGCTACCAGTAACTAAACTAGAAACGCCAATACCGACATTCCCGCTTGAGTCGATGCGCATGGCTTCCGAAGCGTTGGTGGTAAACACCATGTTATCGTTGCCGTGGTAATAGAAAATATTACCTATGTCGTCATCGTCACTGTCACCAAACTTAATATATTGGGCATCGTTTGTTCCGCCCATAAAGTTGAGGTTGCCACTCTGAATGGTTAGTTTTTCTGAGGGCGAACTAGTGCCAATACCAACGTTGCCTGTTCCTAAATCTGCTATAAAGATATTGTCAACACGACTACTGTTGTCGTCGTTTCTGCTGTTAATTTCAAAAACGCCAGAATCTACTTGTAACTGCGCTCTTTTGTCATTAGTTCCACCGTCAGTATCTTCAAGCAACATCATTGCAGGATTACCAGCAATATGAAGTGGCCTGTCTGGACTGGTAGTGCCGATACCAACATTCCCGCTGGAGTCGATGCGCATGGCTTCGGAGCCATCAACTTGAAACTGTAAAATAGAATTAGCTATGGCATTGCTGGGATCAGAAGAAATTACTGTTGCGGTATTAGCCGCAAAAAGCGATCCTGTGTTTCCACTTGATGTATCTTCAACTAAAAGCTGTGTACCTTCTGTTTTTAAGTGAAGTAGTTCACTTGGACTGCTAGTACCAATACCCAAAGACTCCGCAGACGCATCCCAGAACAACTTCGCAGTCGTGCCAGTGTCTTCGTAGAAGCTAATGTCTCCGTTGTCAGAAAATAACGCAATGGACTTACCTCCAGTGCTAGTGTCATCAGTGCCAACTCTGAATACTTTACCTGTCTCATTGTTATTACTGTCAATGTTTAAGTAAATGCTTTCATCAGAATTAATTACACCGTTTGCACCACCTTCTCCACCTATCGTTAAAGTAGTGCTAGACAAGGAAGCAAAATCATTAACCGTTAGAGTACCCGTTACGTCAACACCTGTGGAGGTGGTGGCTAGTTTTTCTGCGTTGTCGTAATAAAGTTGAACAGAGCCATTCTCATTGAAAATAGCCATGTTTTCGCCGTTTACACCCTCAAGCTGAATATTTGTGGAAGCTCTAACAAAAAGACTTCCTGCGCCTGCTTCTTGAATAATGGAGCCAGCACTAGGGTCGTGATAAATCTGTAGGTCAGAGCCAGCACCGAAGATAGCCTTGTCGTTGTCGCCAAACGCAATATCTGTACCGCCAGTGGTATTACCGTTGCCAAGGACTTCAGCCAGTGTGTCTGCACCAGCAACCTGAGAGTCTACATACGCCTTGATCGACTGTTGAGTAGCCAATGCAGTGGCACTGTCACTAGCCATGTTGTCTTCATCAAGGATGCCTGTAATGCCATCTAGAAGATTAAGCTCTGTAGCAGTAGATGTTACGCCATCTAAGATATTTAACTCTGCTGTGGTTGCCGTTACGCCATCAAGAATGTTTAGTTCAGCGGCTGTAGAGGTAACCCCATCTAAGATGTTTAGTTCTGCTGTAGTTGCCGTTACACCGTCAAGCAAGTTTAGTTCGGCAGGAGTAGACGTAATAGCTACACCGCCTACCTGTAAAGTAGTTGCGTTTACTTCCCCGCTTGCACCATAAACAACAGCCTTGCTGTTAACGACAGTACCAGCAGTAGATCCATCAACAAGATTAAGTTCTGCCGCTGTGGACGTTACTCCATCAAGGATGTTCAACTCAGCCGTGGTAGATGTAACACCATCTAACAGGTTGATCTCTGTAGCTGTAGCAGTAACGCCGTCTAAAATATTAAGTTCAGCAGTAGTAGCGGTAACGCCATCAAGCAGGTTAAGTTCTGCGGTAGACAGAGTTGCACCATCAAGAATGTTGAGTTCAGCCGCAGTAGAAGTTGTCGCTAACGATACAGCGCCGGACGATACTGAAAAATCTGCTGAATTAAACGAAGCTATACCTTTGTTAGAGTCTGTAGCATCTTCTGCCGCAATCGTAATTGCATTGCCTGTAGCAGATGTATCAATACCTTCACCGCCCGATACAGTCAGTGTTTCAGAATCTAGGTCAATAGCGATTGTGCCTGAGTCAGTGGTGACATCTAGGTCTTGTGCAGTGACTTGTGAGTCAACGTAAGCTTTTACGGACTGCTGTGTAGGAACTAAAGTTGCACTGTCGGACGACATATCGTCTTCATCAACGAATGCAGCAATACTAATAGTTCCATCAGAAATAGTTTCAAAGGTCAACGTACCTGTAAAGGTCGGACCTGCTGTGTCAGCTTTGGTTGCAATAGCTGTAGAGATTGCGTCAAACTCAGTTTCAAATTCAGCGCCACGGATGATCTTTCCTGAGTCGCCTGTAGGTAACGAGTCCTTAGCTTCAAAGTCTGTAGTCTTAGTATAGTTCGACATCGGAAAGTCCTATTGCAGAGAAGAAGGAGGAGAAAGGAAAAGGGGCCATTGCTGACCCCTTGAGTTCGTTACTCTGCAACTGCGAGAACGAAACCAGCTTCAGGACGGTATACTTCAACACCGTAGAGGCAGTCAGCCGTGTACAGAGTTGAGAGGTATTCCTGCTTGTACTGAGTCTGTGAACGAACAGCTTGCTGCTCAGCCATAACAATAGCGTCACGGTGGAACAGAAGTGCTGCGCGAGTATCGGCAGATCCAGCAGTGTTGTCTGCAGCAGCTTCGATAGTTGCACAGTTAGCTGAAACGTAAACATCTACGCCGTAGAGGTTACCGATAAGACCAGACTGTACGCCTTGGCCTGAGACAAAGTCAGAAGACACGTATCGGTCGATGCCCATGATAGTGTTACGAACAGAAGGTGGGATAACAAGTACACGATCTTCCATTGGTACGTTGTTGTCGTCAAGCTTCTGAATCATGTCACGGAAGAAAGCATCAGTGAACACGTCAGCAGGAACGATAGTATCGTCAGTGTACTGAGTAGTTGTGCCACCGTCGTTAAAGAAACAACCGGTGTGCTGATAGTCAGTAGGAGCTACTGAGTCAGAGAACACAACAGTTCCACCGTTACCAAAACCAGTACCACATGAGTGGAGGTCAGTGTCGATCTTAGTAGCAAGGGCATAACCAGCGTCTTCAGTGTAGAACTGACGGAGGCTAGAAAGCGCCTGTACTTCAACGATGTCTTCGATCAAACGTGAGTACTCGAAGTGACGGTCGATGTCAACAGTCAGTTCGCTCTCAGTGTTTGCAATGATAGTAACTGCAGTGTCAGCAGCCTTCGCATTTGCATCGCCACGAGTTGGCTTTGGAATGTGAAGCTTGTCGCCCTTCTTGCCGTTCATAGCGATACGCTTGACAAGTGGAGCCATCTTCAGGTTCTTTTGATAAGCAGCAATGATCTCGTCACTCCAGATTTCTGGAATAAACGTTGCCGCTTCAGTCTTCGCAGTATTACCAGCTGCGCCCGGATAAGTTGCAGTAGCCATGTCAATCTCCTAGATTATTTGACTCGACCCTCCGCATAAGCTGCCATGATTTCGTCTGACAAAGCTTGATAACGATCAGGGTCATTCTTCATTAGTTTAATAATGTCGGCCCTACGATATACCTTCTTACGACTACCTTCAGCACTGCCTCGTGCGTTGCCTGTGTTAGCTGCCTTTAGTGTCTGCTTACGTGCCTGTTTTTCAACCTTGGCAGTCTGCTGGGCTACTGTCTTCCGTTCTTTCCAGAGTGAGAAGAGTTCGTCCGCAGAGTCAGCGTCGTACTGTTGGTCAGCTGCTACAAACAACTGAGTCCTAATCTTAGATGCTTTGATCCACTCAGCAAACTTGGGATCACCAAGAATTTGCTGCATGTCTGGATGTTTAGCTTGAAGCGTAGCCAATGATGACTGCTTCTTGTACTGCTCAGTGTACTGTTGCGCTTCTCTAATCTTAGGGTGATTCTCAATAGCACGATTGACGGCTGCTTGAGGATCTGTAAAGTAGTCTATATCGTCTTCAGGCTCAACGTATTGTTGAGGTGCTGGCGGTTGCGTTTGAGTACTGATGTAATCATCTACAACCTTACGAAGTTCACCTACTTCAGAAGACTGACGACCTAGTAGCTTTTCAGCTTCTTGGTGCATCTGTACTACTTCTTCTAAAGACTTACCTTGGTACTTCTCTGGTAAGGTTGATTCAGGTTCTTGAGGTTGCTCAACTTCTGTTTTAGCTTCTTGTTGAATCTCATCAACTTCGTTTTCAATGGTGTCCACGTTTTCCTCTTCAGGTTGTGGATCAAGCATCATAGCTCGTGACATAATTAAACTCCGTGATTATAATCATTGTGGAGACTTCTTT